TTGATAGCATCTATTTCTTGTTGGGCACGTTCTAAATGATTTTTACCTTTTGTTTGTCTGTAATAAACAAGGGCGATGCTGTAATTTTGAATTCTGCTTTCGATAATATTTTCTATTTGATCAACATCATGCGTAAACATTGGAAAACGCTTTCTCCAAACATTAAACTGTTTTCTTAATTCTAGAAAATCTTTGTCTGATTCTACTTTCATCCCGATATTTAAGTCAAACAAAAAGGCTCCGAAGAGCCTTTTTGAACTTGCGTTATACGTATTACTGATTAAGCAAAACGTAGGTTAGCGGATGTTACAGCAACAGTCGCCAAGTAATCAGCTGCATTACCTAGAGAAGAAGCTGTGTTTGTCAACTCAACATAACCATAACGTGTCATGAATGACACGACTGGTTCGAAAGTTGATGGATCCAACACAACACCACTGCTCATCAATGGAATGTATGGGCAATAGAATGCTGCTGCGTCAGATTCGCTAGAACCTTTATAACCTACTAGAACGTTGTCGTTCTCTGCATATGTGTTAACATACACTTTCATTGCGCTGTTCAATGTACCAACAAACTTGGTGTTTGTAGGTGCTTCGAATGTACCTTCTGTTGTACGAGCAAATGCGCTTGTAGTAGCAGATTGTAGTAGTGTCAATGTAGTTGGGCTTACAACTGCCCAGTTACCAGCACCACGACGTGTACGCTGAGCGATCAAGTTAGCAGCACGGTTGATTTGAACAGCTAAAGCAGCGTGTTCGTCACCAACGAATGTTGCTGTACCAGATACAGCAGCTTGGTCGTATGTCAATACAGTAGAGCTCAAACCAGCCAAGCTACGTAGAACTTCTTGATCGATCTCAGCTGTGATCTCTTGTGCAAGAGCAGCCATGATTTCTGCTTCGATGTCAATGCCTTGTTGGGCTTGTGCATCTTGAGCAGCTTCAAAAGTCCAGCGAGCTGACAACTTACGTGTCTTAGCTTCAACTGTTTGTTTCAAGATTTGGATGCTTAGTTTGTTACCAGCAACGCCTTCTAGTGCAGCGGTAGCAGCTGGCTTACCAGTTACGGCACCAGAATAACCTTCAGCAATCTTGAATGGGCTTAATGCTTCTTCACCAGCTGTAGTTGCTCCACCTGTAGTACCGTTAAATGTATCGCTGTAGCGAACACGTAAAGTGTGGATCTGACCAACTGGACCAGTCATTGGTTGTACACCAACTAATTCATTAGCAATGACTGTTGGCATTACACGTCTGATCACTGGAAGGATCACACGATTTAGTGTTGCTACGTTACCGGCGGATGTAGCACCAGCGGTGGCACTTTCTGCGAGATACTTGCGGGTATTCTCTAGAGTGGTTGCCATTACTGAACGCTTGTTACCTTGTAAGCCTTCTAAAAGGGCCTCTTTGGTTTCCGACCAGCGTGACTCGAGTAATTGTGACATTATAGTTCTCCTTAAACTTTTAGTCCCGCAAGCCTGCGGATGTCAAATATCTCAGCGGTTTTTTCTTCTTTACCGCTGGATTGAGGTGCCTGTTTGTCGCCTGTGATTTCTTTGCCTTCGGATAGTACTTTCTTCGCCGGTGCTCCACCATTCATTACTGCTGGTAGGTATTTGTCGAAAGCTGTACGTAGCTTTTCTGTTTGTGTTGATTCAAGTAGACTGCTCATTACTTGACGCTTATCTCCAGTCAACGGTCCTAGCAATTCGCTCATAACTTCCTTGCGTTGGTTGTTTTCTTTGATAATACGTAGTTCACGATCTTTCTGTGCTACTTGTTCTTGCGATTCTGCAACAATCTTTACTGCTTCTTCTAATTCGGCTTCTCTAGTCAGCATAACTTTAAGAAGTTTTGCTGTTTCAGATTTCTCATTTAGATGACTTGCAGCGTATTCGCTTGCGAAGCTTTCAAAAATTCTGCGACCAAAGTCATTTCTACGAGCTGATTCAATGTCTTCCTTGAGCTGAGTCATTTCAGAACGTAGTCCGTTCTGCACTGTTTCTGCTACTTTTGTGGAAGCTGCTGTGATAAAATCTTTCTTGAGACTGTCAAACTTAGCTCTGCTTTCGCGTACTAATTTTACTTTAGTTTCGGCTAGGTCTTTCTTGTCTGTGTGGAATTCTGCGATTTCTTTCGCCAGTGCATCCACGATAAAGGATTCTAATTTAGCTACATTGCCTGCAACTGTTTTGCGATCTTCGTGTAATTCTGCCAATTCTTTGTTAAGATTATTAAAGATGAATGATTCCATTGCTTTGGAATCGTCTTTCATTTTCTTAGCATACTTGGCACGGGCTTCGATAAGTCCTTGGCGATCTTCTGCCAATTCACCTAACTCTGCCTGTAGGCGATCTGTTAGCATGGCTTCTACAGCCTCTACCATTGCGCCTTTGTCATGCTCATACTTCTGAGCAAATTCTTCACGTAGTTCAGCAGTTACTTGATCACGGCTTTCTTGAATTCTGCTTTCCCAAGCTGATTCAATTTCCGATTTGATTTCTTCGGAAATCACATTGTTTTCAAACAATTGTTTTACGATGTCTAGCATGTGATTCTCCTACTGTTATTTGAGGCCTGAAATGATTTTTTTCAGACTCTCTGCTAAGTACTTCTGTGCCTTTGGGTCGCCTTGGACTTCCTGTGCGATCTGATATGCCTTGTAACCGCCTGTGTTATTGATTAAATGTTCGTATACTGGTGTTGGATAAGCGCCTGGAGCACTTGGCTGTGCCACGATGTCTACAGTGATAATTTCAAAACCCTGTACTTTTCCACCGCTGTCTACTTCGCCGGATCCTCTGGAGCTAACACCCAGTTTAACTCCCGACTCCAGCATGGTCTGAATTAACTGACCCATTGGAGTTGGAAGTATTTTTAGTTTTCCGTAGCCGTTAGGACCATCCATCCACATCTTGGTTATCATGTGACTCACACGATCAAGATTGATTTTTAAATCCTGAGGATGATCAACTTCTCCAAGAACGGAGTAGCCACCAGCGATCTGTTCATTGAGCGTTTTGACAGCCCTGCCAATTTCTTCAGAAGAGTAAACACGCTGATTTGCATTACGGATGTCTCCTTGAATGCAAATGCCGTTTAGATGCAGCGACTTTTTACCGTCGCTGCCTTCGTCGCGCTCCAAGACAATCTTAGCCTGGTCAAAACTCAAATGTTCTGATAGAGTAGTTTTCACCTTTGTCAAGTCCTATTATCTACGACCACGGAAAAGGCTTTGCTTGTTGTCTGGTGATTCTTTTGCACCAGCTTTCTCAGCACCATGTCCAGGTTCTTTCTTAGAGAAAGCATTGCCTGCTTTACCGCCTGGGACATTGATGTTGCCAGCATTATCTTCGGTTGGCTTGCCTTTTAGCAATCCTGAACCTTTTAATTCACCTGTTTCTGAACCAGGAGTACCGTTCTTGCCGCTGAGAATGTTAGCAGTTGTACCGCCCATGTCATTCTTACCAGCCACGATAGACTTAGCGTTTACGCCGTTATCGCCCATTTTTGCTGGAGCAACTTTTTCTACGTACTCACGTACTGTTGCTAGGTCAAAATTATCTTTCATTTTTTCGTCGCCCATGTCGCCCATGTCATCATCGCCCATGTCGCCCATGTCGTCGCCGCCTTTGAGTTCGTCAAATTTGGCCTGTAGTTCATCAACAATACTGTCTAGATCTTGGAATAATTCTTCTTCGGATTTTTCGCCGCCTTCCTCGTCATCCATTTCTGCATCTAGATCACCTTCTAGATCGTCTGTAGGATCGCCGCCCATTGCAGGCATTTCGTCGTCGCCTTCGATAGCAATATCTTCAAATTCTTCGTCGACTTTGTCTTCTTCTGCATCTTCATCTTTAGCAGCTTCGTCCATGTCTTCGTCTTCATCTTCTTCTTTTTCTTCTTCTTCAGCGATTTCGCTGTCGATTAAAGATTCGTAGATTTCACGTGATGCTGTAACCACGTACTCGTGGAACAGTTCTTCTGCTTTCGCTTGATCATCGTTGACCAAATGCTCAAGCATCTGTTGTAGTAATTTATTGTCGGCCATGGTATTCTCCTCAAATGGTATGGGCTGTTGTATATTTAACACGGAGATTACAAACCGGTGTTAAATGGTAGTTTTTTGATTGATTTGATCTGAATATATAGTATCAGGAAAGATTCTACTAAATTCATCGTAAGTGATATGACTTAGATTAGTCAGGGTAGGTCCTAGCTTATCTGGTATAAATGCACCAGGTTCTATAACTCTAAAAAAATGTGTGTGGCGGAACTCTTTGATTACCTTTTCAGTTTGACTTAACCAATTCCCGTGATAAGTGGCTGCATCAGTTGATTTTTTATAATTGAATGTATCTGCATAAATGTTGTTGAACTTGCCGTCATTACCTTGATAATCAAAGCCAAAAATATAGATAGTTCTATGTTCTTGAGTAGCTGCGAACCATAATGCTGTGGGTCCTGAGCTCCATCCTTTGTGCGGGCTAAAGAAGTTAATGCTGTGTTTGGTCTGTATGCCCTTGTTAGGGTTAGTCCAAACTTGATGTTTTTTGTGGTAGCCAGATTCAATGATTTCGTTAACCATTTTCACATCTACAGCTATTAGATAATTTGGTTCAAACTCACGATATTGTGCATTACACCCGTAAGTCACACCTTTGGTCGTTAGAGAACGAATGTCTAAGCACTGTCGGCTGGTGCCGTTGCCTATAACAAACGCAGGGTTATTGTGCAGGTGCTGCTTCTTCGCCAACTGGAGTTCCATACATTTGTCTTATAAAGTCCAGTTCAGATTGAGATTCTAATTGATGTGCTTCGCTCTGAAGCCTCAGTTGATTAATTTGTCGCAGCGTAAGACGTATCTTTCTAGTGTCTTTTTTGTCAACAATGCTGCGATCTCTGCTGGACTCATATCTACGATCTTGAGCAAAGTCGTTGTTTTTTTCGTTGAAGTAAAAGAATTCGTTAAGAAGCATAATGTATTTATTATTAAACTGGTGCTTCTGGTGCTACTTCTGCGCCTGCATCTGCTCCTGGTTCTGCAGCAGCTGCCATATCTAAAGGAGCTTCAGCTTCTTGGCCGCCTGCATCTGCAGCCATGCCGCCGGGAGTAACTCCTATGCCTCTCAGTTGACTCTGTGCATCAGCAGGTGCTTTGAGATTAGCACCGTTTTCTTCTCTCCACAATCTTTCGTTTTCTTTAACTTCGTCCTCGGTCATGCCTAGGAATCGTTTCATAGCAAAACGCTTGCTGAGATGTGGAATTTGCACTACTTGTGCAAATGTAGCTGCTCGAGCTGTGTCTAATTCACTTTGACGATAAGCAGCAAAGTTCTGTGGCTGATTGAATTTAAGTTCAAACAAGCCGCTGTCAATGTTAACCCCTTGATCGTTGAGCCATAGTTTAAATTCAAGATCAAATGTTTCTACTATAATGCTCTGTAGACGTTTGCAGTATTCGTTAAAGCGCAACTCTTGTATGTAAGCAGTGCCTACTTTGCCATCTGATACTGTGTTGGCCGCTTCATCTATAGATGTAGGCAAGTAAGAAGCAGGGATACGTAGGGCACGGAACAGCTTGTTGGTAAAATAACGCAGGTCAGTGATCTCGCCTAGGTTAGTACCACCTGGCAGTGTTTCAACTTTTGATCCACGACCTTCTGCAGTCTGCGGAAAAAAGTAATCTTCGTTTACACTTAGAGGATTATAACTGGCGTCTATGACGTTGGCTCCGCCACCTGTTGAGCTAGGAATACGTCTCTGTTGAATTTCGTTTTTTACACGCTCAACAAAGCTCATAGCCATGTGTGCCGGCATATTTCCAACGTCTACATAGAAAATACGTCTTTCTGGAGCACGTTGTATACGATAGATAATGATAGCATCTTCCAGCAATTCTTTCTGCTTGTAGACTTTGAATACTGATTCTAATAGACTGTTACCGAACGGATAGTTGTTGTCCAGTCCTTCTGATAATGAAAGATGGATAACATGTTTGGCATCCACAGTGATTTCATTTGTTTGATTATGAAAACGTGTGCCTACTGAACGTGCTGCATCGCCTGCAAATCCACGAGCTTGTCCGCCCCCCGACGTGTATGAACTGGTACCGCTTGGGGCTGTGTTTGTAGTGTTATGCGGAGTTGTGGCTATGAATTCTTTGAAGTTAAAGTTGAGATCGCGAATCACATACTGTTCAGGAATCTTGCCTTCTGATTCGTTAACAATTATCTTAGTAACTTTGGCAGCATCTACAAACAACCATTTTTTAGTTTCTGGGTCTCTAACGAAAAAACAGTCGCCGTATTTGAATGTGTTGCGCAGTATGCGGAAGATTCTGGTTTCAAAACTATTCTGCTTTGTCCACTTCTGTAAGCTGTCTTTGAGTATCTTAACTTCAGTAGCTGTAGGCTCACCACGAAAAAATGTATGGAACGGTGTGGCGTTTTCTTTGTCTTTTTGTGTGCAGAATTCTGTGAGTATGTCCAAAGCAGCATTAACTTCTGAGTCCATGTCCATGGTATCATACTGCATGTACCGTTCTATTCGATTAGGTGAACCTGCGTACACATCTGGCAGATAGCTGGAATAATTAGCACGAGCAGGACCCGGGCGGCCGCGACCACTGATCGGACTCATGCTGCCGCCAGTGTTGTCTATGTTAACAGGGGTGAAGTATTTTTTCCAGCTCATGCTTTGTATAGATTCTTATTAAGACCTTTAGTGGCCATTACATTTTCATAGGTGTTTGTAGTGGTCTGCGCCTGCAGTTTTATCAATTGTGCCATCTTAGTATTTAACTCCGCGAGCAGTGTAGAAGGTGATTCTTGAGATTTTTTATTTTGCTCTTCTTTTTCTTTAGCTGCTGCATCTTCTTTGGCTTTGGCTTCTGCATCTGTTTTGGCTTTGGCTTCTGCTTCAGCTGTTTTCTTTTCAGCATCTGCTTCTAGAGCCTTTTTACCGCTGTCTACATTGGAAGTTTTAGTAGCCGGTTGTGATTTAGCCAATGCTTCTGCTTTGGTCAGTGCTTCTAATTTCTTCTCAGCTGCTTCGATTTTTTCCGCAGCAGCTTTCTTTTCGGCACCAGTTTTTGCTGCTGCTAATTCTTTGTCAGCAGCATCTTTTTCTTTGCCAATTTCTTGTTTTTTAATACCAATTTCTACAGCACCACCTTGCTTACCACTGAACTGTTTCAACAATTCTTCCGGACCTGCACTGTAATCTAATAATTTTTCTTGAGCTTTGACCGCAGCTTCTTTGGCTTCTGCTTCTCGTTTTGCTGCACCTGTGAGCTTTTCGTGTGTGAGTTTTTGTTCTTTGAATTTTTTAGTATCTTGTTTCAGTTCATTCTTGCTTTGTTGTACTTTCTCTTGTGTTCTGCTTCTTTCGTCATCCCTGATTTTTCTTGTTTTGTCCCTGTCTTCCTGTAGACTCTGGCGATTTTTTTCACGTTGATCATACTCTTCTTGACTGATGCCAAACAGGCCTTTGGTCATTTTACCCAGTGCTGCTAATATCTGATCAAACAATCTATCAAAAAACATGCCTACGTCTTGCAGTGTGTCACCAAGTTTAGCAAGTCCAAACGCAGCTATTTTGACTAGACCATACAAAAATTTAAACACCCCGACCAAGCCATGTATTGCCGGGGTGAGCACGAAACTCAGTATGTTTATAACACTGCCGATAATTGATCCCAGTGTTTGAAAAATATCACCGGCCATAGCACCAACTTCAATTAATATCTCACCAAATCCACCGGCGCTGTCCGTGACACCAAAAATTTTCATGTATAATTCTTTCAAAGGTTGTATTATAGACATTACACCAGCATACAATCCGTCAAAGGCAAATATGGCTCCACGCACAATGCCCCCCAGCACAGGAAATACTGCATTCATAATACCGTCAATGAATTCTACTGTTCCGCCTAGTCCCGATGCACCAAATTTTTCACTGAGGTAAGATATCACCGGAGCTAATAGCAAACTCATGCCTTCCCATATCTTCATGGCCACTGACACCACAAGATTGAAAGCAGGTACCAAATATTTTTCTGCAAGATTGGCTACTGTACCAAACGCACTCATCAAATAGTCTAGTATGCCACTGTTAGCCAGCAACATTTTAAACTTGTTACCTACTTCTGCGATCGCAGCTTGGAACTGCTGCATCTTTTGATTCATTTTGTCTGTTTCAGCAGCAGCTTTTTTCTGTTCTTCTGTGGCTTGCTTCAACCCGTCGGCGTTTATCTGTTGTGTAGCTGCTAATAAGTTAACGGTGCCGCCTAACTCAGCACTGGCGGCTCCCGCATATTTTATGTTCTGTAGATTTTTTGCACCTTCTTGTTTCATCAAGTTGTTTAAGGCGTTACGTTCTTCTAAGGTTACTGCTTCACCTCGCTGCATTTTTTGATTCATTCTCTGCAGCATGGCCGCGCTCTGAGGCATCATTGCCATGAGCTTTTGATTTTCTTCCGTTGTGGCTGTGCCTGTAGACATAATGTCTTTGGCGAATGTTTCAAGTCCTTTAGGCAAGCCGCCGGTTACTGCTAAGAAACTGTTTCTCACTCCCTCGCCCAATCCCGACATAGATGCTTGGAACTGTGCATCCTTGGCCATTGCTGCCATTGATTCTTCTACTTGTGATCTTGATTGCCCTGTAGCTTTAGCCAGCGCATCCATTTCTTTTAGATAGGTTTTAGCACCTTGTGCTAATTCTGCATTGGATTTTTTACCTTGCAGGCCTTGAGATTTCATCAATGCACCGTAGCTGGCCAATCCTTGATTGATATCTTGTGTGCTGAATCCTAATGCGTATAATTCACTGCTGGTACTACGTAGTTGTTTACTAACTCGAGCAAAATTTGTTGCTCCGCCTTCTGTAGTGGTTCCGAACGCAGTCATAGCATTTCCGTTCTTCTGAATCAATGAACCGAACTCTGCTAAAGACATGCCAGCACCAGACGCGGCTGCGGCAAAATTACTAATGCTACCGCCAAACGTAGCACCGGTTGATGCAACTGCTACATACGACTTTGTTACATCGTCAGCTGCTGCGGCCACAGCTTTAAATATAGTTCCAAATATAGGAACACTACTAAAGATTTCTGCTGCCGAAGTGGCAGATCCGTCTAATCTTGATAGTGCAGCCACAGCTCCTACAGTAGCATCGCTGAATTTTACATATGCACCAGCAGCTTGAATTGCACCATTTTTTAGTTTACCTATGCCGGATACCGCCATTCCGGCCATAAATCCAACACCTTTAAAAGATTTACTAAGCGCAGCAGAAGCAAGTCCTAACGCACCGCCACCTGCTCCACCACCACCTCCACCGCCTGGAGGGCCACCACCTCCCCCTCCACCACCTCCGGGACCACCACGGCCGCCTCCGCCACCACCGCCCAGTGCAGCAAGTATGGCCTTGAGAGTGGCTTCAGAAGCTGCGTTTTGAGCTTCAACTTGCCCAATTCCTGGGATGTCGATCATTACTGCCATGGCTTATTTTTTCCTGGATAAATGCGCATATAAATACACTTGCGTATTATATATTTACCGGAGATAAAATGGACCAAATTCCTAATCAGAGCCAGCAAAAAAAGAACCCGCTGAGCAGCTTTTATAGACAGCCAAAGATCTATGTCAAACTACCAAGCAAAGGTGAGTTCTATCCACCTGGCAGTTTAGATGTCAGCGCCAACGGAGAATATCCTGTTTATGCAATGACTGCCAAAGATGAACTGCTGTTCAAGACTCCGGATGCACTGTTAAGCGGACAAAGCACTGTAGAACTGATTAAAAGCTGTATTCCAGCGATAACTAATCCTTGGGCAATGCCAAACATAGATCTAGACTTTGCGCTAATATCCATACGCATTGCTACCTACGGTGACAAGATGGAAGTGGGTTGTAACTGTCCTCACTGTGAAGCTGAAAACAACTACGACATTGATCTCACTGCTTGGTTTGGTGTGTTTAACAATTTCCATTATGAAAAAGATATACCAATAGATCAACTAACAGTACATGTCCGCCCGTACACCTACAAAGAAGTTACAAAAACTGCAATACAAACTATGGAGCAGCAGAGAATTTTCCAGATCATTAACGATGACACTTTATCAGACGAAGTTAAACTGGAAAGATTTGGTACAAGTTTTATCAAGCTCACAGAACTCACTGTGGATATCATTGCAGACTGTATCACTGCCATAGATGCACCAGAAGGCACTGTTACTGATCAAGCTATGATCAAAGAGTTTATTGCAAACTGTGCCAAAGATGTATTTGAAAAAATACAGAACCATGTGATACAGATGAAAGACAACATTCAGTTTGAAGCACAAAACGTTACCTGTGGAGAATGTAATAAGTCATTTAGCTTGCCTATTACAATGGATCAGGCAAATTTTTTCGCCGTAAAATCTTAACGCTGTCCTTGCCGGAGATTTTACGAGAATCTGATCGCTTAGACAAAGAAGGCAAGGATCTCAAAAAAGAATGCATGAAACTGTGTTGGTACATGCGTGGACTAAGTTTTGCTGAAGTCATGCACATGAGCTGGGACGAGCGAGAAATAATTGCAGAGATTGTTAAAGAAAATCTCGAAACTACAAGAAAAACAGGACTGCCTTTCTTTTAAAGTGTGTTTCTATAAGACTTTAGATTATATAAGTCTTGGCTGTCAAGAGGTCTACCTTGCAGAACTCTGTCAACAGTAGCACCTACTTCATCATCGCTGATATCTCCACGATAGGTTCTTAATTTTTGTAGACTTGCGGTGCTTAATGGTTTTTCGGACATCGCTTGATCAATCAATGTCTTAAGTTCGTTGTTATCGGTGGGTGCTGTATTAGTTTTAGATGGTTCAGTACCGGCAGGTTCAAACCATCTCGATGGCGATAACAGTTTGTCCATTTTATCTTTGCCAATGTCATACTGTTTCTTAACGTCTGTGCCATCCAGCCATTTACTAGGACTTAAGAATTTGTCCATCTTGGACTTGCCTTTCTCATAGGCCGCTGGTCCAACTTCTACTACAATGTCACGTATTTTCATTTTCTAAATACGCTGATTGTGCCTTGTGATAGTCCAGTTTCAAACATCTTCTGCTTGTGCATTTCCACACGTTGAGCCAATGCTTCTGATAGCGCATTTCCGTAATTAACCTTGCTGGCATTTTGCTGTTGTAATGTGTTGACCATATTACCCATTACCCTGTTGCCTGTGGATTTAGCTGCGGCTGCTGCTTGACGCTTTTCACGTTTGGCAATAGCACCTGGTGTTTGACTAACTTGACCTGCTACCTTGCCACCTGTTTTCTTAGGTGGAGGTTGATTAGGATTATCAGCGGCCGCTGTGTTCGTAGCACTGACTGGCGCATTAGCCATAGTATTTGCAGGTGCTGCCGGTGCAGGTGCTGCCGGTGCAGGTGCTGCTGCTCCGCCTGCTGCTTTTTCTACATCTGCAGTTGGCATCTTAGCTGCAGGACTTGCATCATATGCTGCTCTTTCAGCATCTGACGCAAATGGTTTACCAGTATCTGGATTAAATCCTGATCCAGTACCGCCAGCTGCTGGGCTGGCGCCTGGTTTTGCTGCTGCTCCTGCTGCTGGTTTAGGTGCAGGTGCCGCTACTGATTTTTGTAACAATTGCAAAATTCTTTGCTTGCCTTTTTTGTCTAATTTGTCTACGTTAGCTTTAACCTGTGCATACACAGTTTGATTAGCTTTTTCTTGTGACTGAGCTTGCTGCTTGTCTACAACTGCTGTAGTTTTTGCTAACGCCTGTCCTGCAGCACCCGTCTGCGGTTTAGCTGGTGCTGTTCCTGCAGGACCTTGTGCATTGATATCTTGTGCTGAAGGTGGTGTTGTACTACTTGCTGCTGGTTCTGCTGCCGGTGCTGCTGCTGCCGGTGCTCCACCTGTTGGTGCTGCTGCCGGTGCTCCGCCGGTTGGTGCTGCTCCGCCTCCATCATATCCAGGCTGACCTTTGTTAGGATCTGGATCATCGCCTACAAATGCTTTGCCAGACTGGTAACCTTTCTTCATAGCACGGCCTGCTCCTACCACTCCACCTGCTACTGCTCCTACACCTTTGGCAAGGCCGCCTGCAACTTTGCCAATTCCTCTGCCCACAGCGCCTAACGCTGATCCAATCGGGCCTTCGTCTAGCTGTTCGAGCTGTGATTCAGTTAAAATTTCGTTAATTCTCATATCAAGCGGTTCCTAGTTGTTTGGTAAGATAATCGATCATGCGTTTTCTATCTTTAGTATTTAACTGCGCAATTGCCTTTTTAACTTCTGCATATCCGCCACTTGCTGCTTGAGCTGATTGAGCTACTGGTACTGCGGAAATTTTTAAATCTGTAAAAACTTTATCAACTACTGGTGCTTCGATACCACCGTAGTTTAATAAAAATTGTTTGAATTCTTCGCTGTCAGTAGGTGATCCTTCCAGTTTCCAAGCTGCCAACAGTTTAGCAGATGTAACTTTTTCAGTGGCTTGTTTGCCAACCCAGGCAGCACCTTTAGCAACTGCTCCAGCACCGGCTTTGAGCTTGTCCATAAAACCAGCTTCTGTAAGCACACGATCAATGATCATGTAGACTTGTCCTTCACTAAGTGGACGAGTTTGCACATAAAAACTTTCTTTCTTTTCCGATCCAGTTGAAGCAGCCACTGCACCTTGAGCACCAGCCTGCAGTCCTTCTTTAGCGGTATTAATAAACTGTAGTAGACTGTCATTGTCTTTGGCTGCTTTCCATGCACCGTCTACCATGCTCTGCATGTCTGCCATGTAGTCTTTGCTTCGAACGATGTTAGCGACCATTTTTAGTTGATCAAATCCTTCAACTGCTCCATCACCTCCACCTTTAACTAAATTCATTGCAGCACGGATAGCACTGGCTTCTTCGGGCTTAACTAATGCATTAAATCCTTGTGTGGTCTGAGTCCATTCCATGCCAGGAGCTCGTAGTGTTTTAGTAGCATCCCAACTGATATTTTCTAAACCGGCATCTTCTGAGCCAAACGGTATAGATTGCTCACGGAATCCTGCCATCCAGTCGCCTAGCATTTCAAATGCCTTGCCAGATAGATAACCTAGTGCAGCAGTTTTAACACCTTTACCAACTGCTGTGCTGAGTTTTTCACCTTTGATCAATTCAGCTGCGCCACGTAACACTTGACCAGCGATAGCACCACCAACTGGGCCGCCTGCAAGTGAGGCAAGAGCAGTTAGTACACCAATAATTGCTGCGCTCTTGCCTGGATTCTCTTTCATCCAGATACCAAGCTCGGAAATACCGTCTAGTAGTTTTGAATCTGGAAACTTTTTATTGATGTCGTTTTTAAGTTTTTCAAACTTTTCATCAGCCATCTTAACAGGAGCGGTATTCTGCAGCCATTTACCAACATTGTTGATCACTTCATTGGCTTTTTTAGCTACATCGACTCCTGCTCCTACAGCCGTACGATTAGCACCGCCTGCTACTGCTTGCTTTTCTAATTCACCAAACACCTGTTTGATTTGATCAGCTGTTAGTGTAGCTTCAATTAGAGGCACGAATTCTTTGTAAATGCCTTCTACAATACGCCGTTGTTCAAGAGTTAGCCCGTCACATGATTCTCTAAGTATTTTCTTAGAGACTTGTCTATGTTGTTCGACTAATAAAGTGTGGTCTGATAGTGTTATTAGTCTCATTAAAAATCCTTAAGTTTCTTTTCTCTTTCAGCTTCACCATCCTTATTTGTTTTGTCAACTAATGCTTTAGGAGTAATAGAACCATAACTAACTCCATCAATCCTTCCAGTAGTTGGATTTAATTTTGGAGGCATTATTGAAATGACTACATCTTGTACGGACCATTCCATTGACCCTACTTCGCCTTTATTTGGCCCAGCTACATATCTGTTTTCTTTAGAAGGCTTTCCAAACTTTTTAGAAATAATATCTTGAAAATCCATTACATTACCAATACCAGGAGCAGTCATAATATCTACTAATACACCTTGTTTAAATTCTGCAGTCATTTTTATACCGGCAACATCAAATACATATCTATTCCCAAGTTTTTCTGAGGATATTTTTCTAAAATCGTCCTCAGACATTCCAAATTTAATAGTTCCATTTTTTAAAGAAAATTTAGATAACCCATCAGTTGGCTCTTCTACTCCAGCATTCTTTTTAACAGCATCTAATTCGTCAGGTGCTGCTTTCTTAATTTCAGGTTTTGGCTCATCAACTTTAACTGTTTTAGGTAAGACCTCAGGTGCTGCTTTTTTAGGTTCGTCTTTTTTGATTTCCGGTTTTACATCTTGTTTTGGTTCAGCTGCTTTAGATTTAACTTCAGGCGCAGCATCTACTTTTTGAACTGCTTGTTTAACCACAGCTGGTTTGATTTCACCAGTGTCTACTTTGGCTTGCACATATCTCACTACCTGAGAATCTTTGATTTTACTTGCATTATCTACTTTAAAATGCTGAGCCATAGCATTACCACTAACGCCTAAAGCACCTAAGGTAATAGCACCCGTGGCTAATCCTTTTTTAATTTTACTCCAATCCAACTCAGTCAGAACTTCTTCATTAAGTTGTGATTCAATTAGAATTTCATTTATACGCATGAATGATCCATTGTTTGATTGTTTATTTATTGTAAAAACGAGCTTACGCTCGTTTGCGTTTTCGCTTGTCGCTCAACGCGATTGTCTTCTTTTTTAATTGATGTGCATTGTAATTGCGAAGCAATTCAAGTATTATGCAGATTGTTCAGTCACACTTTGCCCAGGCCGGGCAAAGATAAGAGCATTATGCGAGTTGCACAGTACACTCTAGCGTTACAGCGTTACAGAGGCGGTCATCCGGTACCTCGAGCTGCGTCTTTATATGACGGCGGTGTATACATTTACGCTAACAAATGCACACACGTGGGGCTTATTTCCCCTCTTTTTGCCTTGTTTTTCTTTTCAAATAACCAAATCGCAGGTCTTAGTAGCGATCGTCATCCTTTCGGGTAGTGGTTAAGCACCTTTGCGGCAAGGTTTTCCATCCCTGTGTACACGTAGACCAGG